GAATTTAATTCCGTCCACTTAAATAAATTTTTCTGCACTATTTTGTATTTACACAAAACTTGAAGAATACTCAAATATTACCGTCTTTTTATTTTTATGGCATATTGCAATCATAAATTACCGCAGTGTAATACAATAGTCGTATTTTGCCTTTATTTTCAATTTTAAGGCTTTTTGGATATTTGATGATTAGTTTTATGGTTTTATGATAATCTGCATATATTTAATCTGTTTTGAGATTAATACAAGCTATTTAAGAGTAAAATATTATTGAAATGCTCTATGTATGTCAGAGACACTATTCAATATTACAGTATTGAAAAATAAACAATATTATGTTATAATATATATATGAACAATTATTATAACTTTGGTCAACATATTTTTCTTTTGCAGAAAATATTGTTGTCTATTACTTGCCAAATCGTCTGCTATACGGTTTGGCTTTTCTTTTTATAGATTATTCATCAGATTTTAATTTTCATCAATCCGGCAACAAACTTTACCGCACGATATAAAACAACGCATACCCACAATTTTGTATTGTTCAAGTCAAGATGTGCGTCATCTGTGCCTGATACAATACCATTGTCCAAACACCATTGAACAGGCTTATGCGCCCATTCAGGCATATTGTGGTCGATACAGTCATAAATCATTTCTGATTTATCTGCCTTTTTATTGTCTAACTCTTTTATTTTTTCGATAAGTTCCTCATATTGTGACACTGTCAGTCCCTCCTCATTTCTTAAAATCGATTTTACTTTTTCCTTAAACGCAATCCAGCCTTCACTGTTATTAGTCGCCCACTGTGCTGGACACTGTTTGTCCCATACGTCATAATGACGTAAAACAAACGTATCAACCGTATCTGCCGTAATGCCTATGTATTTGCATAATTCTGCACACAAATATGCAGTGTTGTTGATTGTTTTTTCAGATACAATGGAATTTCCGCTACAACACATTTCAATGGATATGCTGTTTATGTTGCGACATTCGGCATGCTTATATACCTTTGTGCCGCCCACCGCCCATGCAGCATTATTCAATGCGACTGATTGATAACAACTATCATCATCAGTAAACAAATGTGCCGATGCACCTCGTGAACCATTATGAAAATATGTTGCATTTGCTTTTGCGGTGTCCTTTGCATTTCCTGTGTAATGAATTACAATGAATTTCACTACACGGCTACTGTATGTGTAATAGTTTGCCGATGATGACTGTATTGACGTATCAATGTCAATACCCTTGAACTGTTTGATTGGGAAACCATCATTTATTGTCCTCATACTTACCACCTCTAACAACGAAATTTTCCCATTTTTTATAAACATCAAAGTATGTTTCGTTCTTATCTCCGTTATGGGTTATTTCGTAATACATTCCGTCCGATACAGTTGTTGACGCCAACGCTTTAAAATTCTGCAAGGTTTTGCAGCTCCAAACAATATATACATTATCTTCAGTAATTGTTTTATGGTCTGTCTTATCTACATGACTGTTAAAATAGTCAACGATTGTTTCTTTTATCAGTTTTATAAATTTTTTATCTGTCATATTTCATTACACCTCTTTCAATTCAATATCTTCCATTACTGCTCGCGCCTCTAAAATTGCCAAATAGTCAGCCATTGCGTTTAGTTGTATGTTGTATGTACTGCGTGGACACGTTGGGGAAAATTTTAGTTTTCCCCTGTCCCATTCCTCCAACATTTTCTTTAATCCTTTGAACCTATTGGCTAATTGATAATATTCCGCCTTGAAACGTTCCTTATAATCTGCACTATTCATCAGTGCAACGGTATCTTGTAACGTCATATTTTATTCCCCCTTTTCGTTATTCACTTCCGGCAATCCCGTCGCAACTGATGTCAGCAACGACAGTACGCCTGCTAATGCCGCCGCTGACGCAACCATTACCCAATTTACATCTCCCATAGCTACCGCAGTACCTATAGTGGCAACTGCTGTCTGTGCAATCGTCTTGATTGCTCTTATTCCTGCCGCTTTAAACCAATCTTTCATTTTTATGTACCTCCTAAAATACTAAAATCCTAACATTTTAACAAAATAACCTATCAAACCGCCTACTAACGCCGTAATAATAGCGGCGACTACTGTTTCATATCGTTTGTTAGGTTTCTTCTCGATTTCGTCTACACGTTCCGTGATGTCATTCACGTCCTCACGCATAGCCTTTGTTTCTGTGGCTATGATGTGGACGCTTTCGGTCAGTTTGTCCAAACTATCTAAACGGTGGTGTGCCGACTTCGTAGACTGCTCCACTACGGTCAATCGCTCCCATAATTCCTTATCGTCAACTTCCACTTACTTAGCCCTCCTCATTCTTATTGATTTCTGCCACCAATTCTTTGTAGTCATTATCGGTTAATCCCCCCGACAAAACAAGTACATCAAATTTTTCAAGCATTTGTTCTTTGCTCATTTTTCCAACGGCTACAATTTTCTTGCACAATCCATATGAACGTCCGTGTTCCATATTTAGCACCTCCTACTCTGTTATTCCCATTTCCAACATTGCTACCCTTACATCTACGTCAAGCATAAACTCATCTGTGTATTCAGGCAAAGACGCTTCATATGCTTCTTTACTGCCGTATGAAGCAATTTCATTAATTTCTTTGTTAAAATCTTGCGTTTTTACTTCAAGACCACTCATATAGGAATACTGTTCATTATCAAGCTTTACCTTTGATATAAGTTCCAAAAG